GAGCTCGAGGACGAGCGGCGCCCAGGTGCGCCAGTTGACTTGTGTCAGGCCGTGATCGCCGGTGTCTGACACTTGTGTCGGGTCACAACGGGACTCACGCCACATCACCTCGTCAAGGACGGGCAGGTCGTCGATCTCCCAGCCCATCGCTAACGCGTGTCCGAACCATTGCTCACACTTTGCGGTGTCGATGTTGCGCTGGTATTCCGCGGCCTCTGTCGGCATTTCCAACGGGTCGCAGTTGACGGGAATGATCGCTAGGACAGCGATCCATAGCAGTGTCTTCATTTTGTCCTCCATATCGGGTCGGGGTCCGATGGGGACATTATGCGGATTTTCCGCAGGCTAGTCAAGCCATACCAGATAGGATGCCGTGACGCGGCCGGCCTCTGGGTCGACGTAATGCAGACGCTGGCTCGGGTGGCCGGTCGCGGCCATGAACTCTTTGGCGTACACATTCTCCGATTCTGGCGAACCGGTGACATAGATCTGACCGCCGTTCGCCATAGTCAATGTCATGGGCGTATGGAAGTGGCCCATGTAAACGTCCGAGAACGCCTCGGGGATAACACCGGTCGACCATTGGTTGCACTTGCGAAGAATGCCGAACGCTGGCGTATTGCCACCGAATGACTTGATCTCGTCGCCATGCACCAGCAGAGCGCCGTAGTTGCCGATCTCGACGATCTGGTACCAAGCCGGCGAGGTATTCCATTGGATACGTTCGTCCTCGAGGCGGTCGCCGGCGATCTTGTAGGCGACGCGGTCAATGTTGTCGGCTCCTGGCATGTCGCCTTTGCGGCCAAGCCGGCCGTGGTTGCCGTACTCGCAGGTCACGGTCACATGCTCGAAGATGGCGAGCATCCGTCGGACGAAGTCCTCCATGAGGCCGGCGGTAGCAAACAGCTGCTCGAACAGGTGCGCTTCGACTTCATAGGGTTGCCCTGGGAAGATGCCTAAGCCTTCGACCATGTCGCCGCCAAACATGACATGCGCTTCTTTGACGGGATGGTCGGCCCGCTGGATCTCGGTCATCGTGCCGATCTTCTCCGCAAATCGGTGGATGCGTTTCCGGCAGGTGTCGATGTCGTAATCGGAGGTTTGTTTGCCGAGCTGCCAATCGGTCGCATGGATCAGCGCGACTTCAGGGTTCTTGCGTCGAGGGTCTGTCTTCGGTTTGGGAACGCTCGGTGCGCGTCCAAGTGTGACGGCCGCGTCTTTCGCCGCCTGGTAGACGGCTTCGACAATGGCTTCTGACTTGGCGTGCGCTTTGCGGGTAGCGCGTTGCTGTCTGACAAGGGCGTCGCGGAGCTCTTGCAGCTCTACTTCTTGGTCGAAGTCATCGAGCATGGGCCCGTCGCCATTGTGCGATCGGATACTCGGAGAGCTCGTATCCCCACTTTTTCAACACCGCTTTGATTGTCGGTGTGCTGTAGCTGAGATCCATGAGCGCCGCGTGAAGCGCTTCGGATCGTTCGGTGTCGAGCTCCTCGAGGATTTTCTCAATCTTCGGGGTTGCCGGCTTGGGGCGTGCGGCGTCGAAGTCTGACATGTCTGGCACAGTTGCCTCCTGTGTGTGCTAGTTGAACAGAGCCTTCCAAGTGATAGGTCCGACGATGCCGTCTACTTTGAGGGCTTGGTCGGTTTGGAAGGCTTTGACAGCTGCGTCGGTCTTTGGGCCGAAGATGCCATCGACGGGGCCGACGTTGTAGCCGAGCATCTTGAGCTCACGCTGAATCAGCTTGACGCGATCCTTGGCTTTCGATCCTTTGCGGACAGATTGCCCAGGGTACGGAGGCACCGGTGCCGGCTGAGTGGTCTGTGGCGGGCCGGACACGATGCGCTCCGAGATTGGTGACGCCCAAGTCCAAGTCTCGGGTGTCACCTCGAGGTGTAGGTGATCGTTTTGTGCTCCAGGCGGACGGCCGATCCAGCCGCGGCCTACTTCCCAGTAACGCTTTGCCCAATAGTCGTGAATGCGCTGGATACCGAGCACTTCATGATGCTCGATCAGCCAAGGGATGACGTCTTGCTCCACACATTCGCGAGATGGTGCGGTCGGGTGTCCGTCGTCACGGCGGTAGCTGAGATCTTGAGCTGCGCCGAAAGCGTGCGATGACCAGGCGGTGCCGCCGCGGATGGGACGCCGGCCATAACAGCCAAGGTTCCAGAATCCCCAGCGGTCTTCGAGGTACTTGCGGATCTGGCGCAGGTTTGGGGAGCAGGTGTCAAACGGGTGGCGTGGCGTGTCCCGTTGCCAACTGTGGTATCTCAAGACTTCTTTCCGATGATCGGGGTCACATCGTCACCTCGACGGGCCGCGATGCCGTTTCCGACGGCGTAACCGGCGATCATGCCGATCAAACCGGTGCCAGCCTCGTTCGAGATCGAGTCGGTCATCAGCAGAAGCGTGACACAAACCAGCGCGACCAGAGCGATCATGGCTTTCGACGGGTTTGCGATATTCATCTTTGTCCAATCCACAAGCAGAAGACGACAATCACGCTCATCACTAAAGCGAGCGCGGCCGTTTTGGCGTCTTCGCTGGTGATAATCATGCTGGCGGGTCTGGGATGACCGGGTTGTCGAGGTCGATGTTGGCGGGCAGGTCGCGCAACGCCTGACGATATGCGGCCCACGCTGATGCGTCTACGGGTGCGTCAGCGACTTGTGTCCAGTCGGTGGCGGCGAGTTGGGCGTTTCGCCAGTTGCGAACTTGATCTAGTTTTTGTTCGTCGGTTGCGTCGGGATACAGATAGTCAAACGTCATCATGCTCTCCGGTAAATGATGTTGCCGCCGATTTTGTCGTTCGTTGTCCAAGTAAAAGGAGCGGTGGCAGTAGCACTTCCCGTTGTTACGAACGTCGAGGCTGCGCCCATGTGAAAACAAACAACACTTGTCGTCGATCCAAGAATCCAAAAGTTTGGATATTGCGCTGTGCCCGCATCATGGGATGAGCCTTTGCCGATCGAAGTGTTCAGAGCGTCTGATGCGGCAGTTACCGGTAAAGTCATCGCAGGGTTTGTGGACAGCGATGTTGTTGATCCAAACACAGTTGCGCCGGTAATGACGACGAGATCGTTGATTTCGTAGTAGTACCAGTTTTCGGTGGCGTTGCCGACGGTCAGACCAGCCGTCCATGTTGGCGTGAACGCTACGGCGTCGCTGATGCTGTTGAGCTGCGCGGCGGTCAGGACCTGGCCCGAGGTGAATGGGAATGGGCTAGCCATAGGTGCTCCTTATCCTAGAACATTCAATGCGTCGAGCACACCATAGACGGCGTCGTCCAAGATGAGCTCGTACACGATCGTGGTAGGGCTTGTGTAAAACCTGACGACATGGCCGGCGGTGGTGTCGATGTAATGTTCGATGCCTTCGACCGCGAGTTCCTGGGCGAGCTGCGTTGTGGTGGCGCCGTTGATGAACTCTTTTTCGATCGAGATGGTGTCGCCGATGTCGACGGTGGAGATCGTGTCGCGTTGGCCGTCGGTGAGTTGCGCAAACGCGACCTCGACCGCGGTGAACGTGGCTTCGGGTTCAGGGTTGAGTAGATAGGTGGCGAGATCGGCGCAGGCGGCGTCGGTGTCAAGCAGGCTTCCGGTGATGCTGGCGGTCTGCACGAAGTATTTGGCTTGGCTGGCCGAGTCGGATGCGCTACCGAAGTCGTTGGCGAGTGACTGAACGAACACGAGGTTGACGACTTTGTCGGCACCGAACGAGATGTCGACGTTTCGGTATGGGTAGTTCGTGCCGTCGTCGTTGAACTCGATGACAGGGTTCGACAGGGTTTGGCCGATCCGTTCCTCGAACACCAGAACGCCTTCACGGTCGACAAACAGCCGGCCGCGTTCCGCGGCGTTGACGAGCCGCAGATAGTCCAGGGCAATGGTGCCAAGCTCGATGTCGTAGTCGTGGCCTCCTCCGCCGCCGCCGGTGTGTCCGCCGAGCTCGACGGTGCCGGTCGCGATGTCGCGGGCCGCGCCGGACGGATAGTTCACCTCGGTCAAATCAAGGATCGTTTCGATCCGTTCACCAGAAAACTCTTTGTCAATGTGAACTTCATCCATGACTGCTTGGGCAAGCAGGTAGAAGTCATCGGCACAGGTGACCTCGACAGTGTCGTTACCGTCGAGACCGAAGTTGTAGGTGTAATCGACGACACGGCCGGCGAACAGCAGCTCGTTTTCACGCTTGAGTCGGACTTGCCGCATTGGTGCTAGTCCTGGCTCGGTGTTTGTTGTGTCGTAGTAGGGGCCTTGGTTGGCGAACGGGTTGAAGACGCCGCCTGCGGCGGTGTCGTCAAGCACGAAGTTCATGATGCCAGTTTGAAACTGGTCGGAGGTGTCGCGACGGCCGCGGCGTACCTCGATTCGTTGTGTTCCGCTGGTGACGTCGGCGTAGCCGGTCGCGCCATCGAGCACAAATGTCGGGTTGTCGAGTTTGCCTTTGACGGGGTCGTCCAGGGTGAAGCTGCGGACGAGGTCGCCGGTGTCGATCTCAAGCGTGTATTCGCCGGACTGGACGATGGTGGCGCTCATGTGATTCGGCCCAGCGGCCTCACATCAAAGAACGAGCTGCCAGAGGTCCGGTTGGCTTTGCGAATGCTGTCCACGATGACACGACCGGTTTCCGGTGTCGGTTGCAAAGTGCTGACGTTCACGACAATGTTCTGGCCGGCTCCAGCGGCCGCAGGGGCCGGAGCGGAGATTGTCGGCACCGCAGGTGCGATCGGAGTCGTTGCGACGAACCCAGAGCCTCCCAGCGCGGCCTGAAGGTCACCGAATGACGGGATGCCGCCGCCCATCGCCGGTGCGCTTTCGGCGCGTGCCAAACGTAGACCTTCGGCAAGCCGTTCGGCTTTTCTGATTGCTTCGTCGAGCTGGCCGGTGTCGACCAGAATCTTGAGCTCTGACTGAATCGTCTGCGGAATAGTTCCGTACGTTTCGATCAGATTGATCAGTTCTTCATAGACCTTGCGATTCGCTTCTTCCCATTCGCGGCTACCAACCGCGTTATTCTCGGCGATCTCCTTAAACTCGGCAACGGTGTCGTTGAAGTCACGGACGGCTTGTTCACGATCAAGCTGGTCCATGTACCGCTTCAGCTCAGGGTTGACCTCGAACATGGAGCGGTACAACTCATCCATCGACGACCACAGAACGTCGACACGCTCCGCCAGTTTCTTCGACTCGGTCGCGGCCTCTTTGGTGGACTGCCGGTATTCCTGGGTCGGTCCGATCGCCCGCTCAAACTGTCCTCGAGCCTTATCGACGCCGTTGCCGGCCTCACGAACGCTTTCGTACATGTCGCCGGCGGCTTTGCGGGCGTCGTCGGTGCTCGGCGTGAAG